TGGCCTAACCCATGCCGCCTTGCTGCCCAATGGCGAGTTTCATAAAATGTACAGCTGGGTAGGTAAGGACAATGCGCTAGTGGTTCAAAACGGTGGCTTCTCCCTGCGCTCTAAAGCCTTTCTGGAAGCGCCCACCATCTACGGCATCATGCGTCGCCAAATGCCTGATCCTGTGCTCATGAACGAGGACGTACAGCTCACCTGCTTTATGCGCCCTGCACTGGAGAAGATTGGCATGAAGTATGCCCCTGACGAGGTAGCCAAAACCTTTTCTTTTGAACACTTTGGCCCACCCCATGAGGGCATGGATGTCACCAAGATATTCGGACACCATAGCCGCTTTAGACAGTTGCTCTCCAGCGGCGAGATGCTCTGGAAGCTAACCAAAGAGCAGCAAAATCAAATCATGGGTGAGAACATAGCTTACGACCTGTTTGCCAAGCATTACGGGTACACCATCCATGCAGTTTGATCGCAAGAACTTCTACCGCTTCTGCCGACAACTAAGGATCGAATCCAAAGAACTCGGCATGATCACACTGGGTGACCAACTACTTGGCACCCAAACCTATGTCATGGATGAGGTTGCCCGTGGCCTAAAGGATGACATCCACTTCTTCGTGGTATTGAAAGGCCGACAGCTTGGTATTACCACCATCTCATTAGCCCTTGATCTTTACTGGCACTTTATCCACCCCGGTATGCAAGGCACCCTAACGACGGATACTGAGGAAAACCGGGAGCAGTTTAGAAGTACCCTTTCGATGTACATGGATGGCTTGCCCAAGCAGTACAAGATTCCGCTGATGAGCCATAACAGGAATCAGTTGGTTCTACAAAACCGTAGCCGCATGTTTTACCAAGTTGCAGGTACAAGAGCCAAAGGTGGATTGGGTCGAGGCAAGGGCATTACCTTCCTGCATGGCACGGAAACGTCTTCATGGGGCGACGAAGAAGGTCTGGCATCTCTCTTGGCTTCTCTGGCTGAAACCAATCCACTGCGCTACTACATGTTTGAGTCCACCGCCCGTGGCTTTAATATGTTTCACGATATGTGGACAACTGCCAAGCGCGCCCGAACTCAGAAGGCGATCTTCTGCGGCTGGTGGCGCAATCAGCTCTACACCGTTGATCACAAGTCCGACATCTACAAAACCTACTGGGATGGCAAATTGTCGCCAGAGGAGAAAGAATGGACGAAAGATATTCGCAAGATGTACAACTATGAGATCAACTCCCGGCAGATCGCATGGTGGCGCTGGAAGCTGCATGAAGGCTTGAAAGACGATGGCCTGATGTATCAGGAGTTCCCGCCAACCGAAGACTATGCCTTCGTCATGACGGGTACATCCTTCTTCTCTACCGCCCGTTGTACCGACTCCATGAAGGAAGCTAAGCGTACACCCTTCATTTCTTACCGCTTTAGCATGGGTGCCAACTTCCAAGACACCAGTCTCATCCAAAGCAATGAGCGTCTGGCAACCTTAAAGATATGGGAAGAACCCGTTGCCAATGCCTACTACGTCATTGGCGCTGATCCTGCCTATGGATCGTCCGACTGGGCCGATAGATTCTGCATCCAAGTCTTCCGCTGCTATGCCGATGGCATGGATCAGGTGGCAGAATTTGCATCTGCTGAACTAAATACCTACCAATTTGCGTGGATTGTTTGCTATTTGGCTGGCGCTTATGGCAATTCCCTACTAAATTTGGAGGTAAATGGCCCCGGTCAAGCCGTGATTAACGAAATGCGGAACCTAAAACGGCAAGCCAACACCCTGCCACCGTCTGAGGCCCGTCATTTGCAGGACGTTTTGGGCAACATGCAGCATTATTTGTGGCGCAGGAACGATAGTTTTGGCATTTCCAACAGCATTGGATGGGTGACAACCCACTCCAGCAAGGAAAGAATGCTCAATTACTTGAAGGATTACTTTGAGCGTGGCATGTTGAAGGTGTATTCAGAGGAGTGCATCGACGAAATGAAGGGGATTGTGCGCGATAACGGCACCATTGCCGCCGCTGGCAGGTCAAAAGATGACCGTGTAATCGCTTGCGCCTTGGCTTCTGCCGCTTATGCAGAGCAATTACAGCCTAGATTGATCGCAAATCGCGTCACAAGAGACAAAAAAGAGGTAAAAGACGCTGAAAATGAGGCTGGAGGGCAGGTTCAGGTGCAAAAACAGGTGTCTAGCTACCTAAAAGCACTAGGTTTTTGATGATTTCCGTACTTTCCATCGCCGAAATCAAGCAAAGACTGCACAATATGCGCGAAAACAGGCGCAGAGGCTACTCTATGGCAGCTTTCGCTAAACTGGCTGGAGTGGACTATCGGAACATGAAAAAGGCGTTTTTTGAGCTAAAAATGCCCGTTTCAGGCACTACTCAGCGCCGAATATCCAAGGCTCTGCTGGCAATGGAGAACGGCGAGGCCGGAATGCGGATGGATATTGCCGGTCGCATGGTGCTGGACTACCACCCACCACAAGACTTTGGCAAAACCATGCGTCGTGGCTACACTTTGGAACTGACTAACGGTAAAATCTCGCTGTCTGTCAAACCAGTGAATAAGTACGACTATACAAAACCACACTTGTTAAAGAAATGAGGGGCTAAATGGCTGTATTACACGACTACAAATGTCCGGTGCATGGTTACTTTGAGAGCTTTGAGGCAGTTTGTCCGTCCGGCTGCACAGATGTACAATTAGTTTTCTTGCAACCTGTTGGCATGAAAAGCGATTCGACCAAACATAATGACAAAACGCTAAAACAACTTGCGCTGGATTTTAAGATGAGCGATATTAAGTCAACAAGAGAAGGCGAGGCACAGCCGCCACGCCATGCAACACCGAATAATCCGTTTGCGCCACGTTGGGGTTCACCTGCGGAAGTAGGTGGCTACAACTTAAATTCGATTGCTGGTGAGTCAGTATCAGGAATGCAAGCGGTCAAACAATCTGGCGCTAATTTAACTGGCCCCAAGGTTGGTTCCTATATTCCTGACCATGAAAACTTGACGATACAGAAATGAGAATACCTGAGACACCCGTCGAAAGACAAGCGTTCTATGTAGACATCATGAACAAGTGTCTGGTGTCTCAAGGTGAGCGTCAAGCACAGTATTCCTCACTGCGCTCTTACTACCTCTTTGGTGCCGATTCCAATTCAGCGCCAGCGCACTTCAATAAAATTTATCCGCACATTGATCAGCTATCTGCCTTTATGTATTCGGCAGATACGACGCGCTTTTCCATCAAGATGGGCGCATCCGTGCCGGAGTCTTTTAAGAAAAAAATTCCTGCGCTAACCCAAGCACTGCACGACTACTGGACTGCCAGTAACGCAGATCAAGTCTTTGGTGCCGCACTGAACTGGGCGTTTTGCTACAACTCCACGTTTCTCAAACTAATATGGCGCAATGGTATCCACCCTTACATGGTGGAACCCGGCGTGTTTGGCGTACTTCGTGAAGACACGCCTTACACCGACCGCCAAGAAGCGATGGTGCAAGAGTTCTACATGACAAAATCAGAACTCTACTCGCGCCTCTACTCGCATGAGAAGCGTGATGAGATTTTGTCGCGCATTGCTTTGGCAGAGCAACAAACCAAGAAGTATCCCGAAGGCGTTGAGCGTCTGGTAACTTCTGCCATTGACCCAACCATCTACGGCAACGTGCAGATGAATCTGGCTGGCAGCATGAACTACACGCCGCAGATTGCAGAGCCGACCGTCAAGATGCGGGAGCTGTGGATTTATGACGATAAGGTCAACGACTACGTTTGCGTCACCATTGCTGATCCTGACATCGTAATTTATGACCGTGCTTCTAAGAGCCTGTTCTTGGAAGGTGAGCAGCCATTCACACAAATCTGCCCGTCACCGCAATACGATTACTACTATGGTCAGTCTGAAGTGCAGCGTCTTGTGTTCCTGCAAGAGATGCGTAATAAGCGCACCGGACAGATTCTCGAATTGCTCGACAAACAAGTTTCCCCACCCAAGGCATTTATCGGCTTCCAAGGTATCTTGGATGAAAAGATGTTTGCGCTTAATCGCCCTAACGGCATGATCTCGACTGACATGCCAAACGCCAAGGTAGAAGAATTTACGCCCAATATTCCCAATGACCTATTTAGAGAAATCGCCGAGATTGATGCCATGTTTGCTGAAGCCTCTGGCATTACCAGCGTTCTCTCAGGTCGCGGAGAAACCGGCGTTAGAAGTCAAGGCCATGCGTCGCAACTTGCCCGTCTTGGTTCTTCCCGTGCCAAAAAACGTGCGCTGACCATTGAAGATAGTCTTGAGAAGATTGCAACGCAATACCTCAAGATGATGATGGCTTATGATGACACCCGCTACCGTGACACTGATGGCAATGAGTTTATTGCCGCGCAGTTCACCAGCGACTTTGTGGTCAAGGTCGATGCTCACTCCAACAGCCCGATCTTCATGGAAGACGCAAGAGACTTGGCCTTTAGCCTGTACAATGCTGGCGCAATCAGCCGTTCTAGCTTGCTTGAGATGGTTGAGCCACCCATGAAGGATCGTTTGATTGAAGAAGTCAAAGTCATGGAAGCCAACGCTGCGGCGCAACAAGCAGCGCAACCGCAACAAACGCAACAACCAGCCGCCGAACCTGCCGGTGGAGAAGCTGAACAACCACAGTTGAGGGCCGTGTAATGGAACAGAACTCTGGCGCAATGAACTCGCAGTCTATGTTGAAATCAGGTGATCAACCGAGAATGACGCAGCGCGACATCCAGTCAACTCGCCAGCCACCGTCTATGAGTTTCAATAGAAATGCTTTCCGAGGGGCAACAAGAAATCAGCCCACTCGTACAACTGGAAGATAGTAAAACTGTAAAGGGCATATTTTGCCCCTTTTTTTAGTTGACGCGATAGCTATTTTATATCTATCGTTCGCGCAGCATAGGAGTGCTAAATGGCCGTAAAAACAGAAGACATGATGAGCCTGTTAAAGGCAGATCAAGGTGTTGGTAGCGAACCAGCAACGCCCCCGGCTTTTGAGCAGGAGGAGACAACTGCGCCTATGGCAAGTCCTATGAGTACGCCGGAACCCAAGCGTGGCGAGGAAGAATCAGCCCGTTTGAATGTGATGATGGCGCTCGACATGCTGCAACAGGCAATGGGCGCATTCCCAATGGATTCGTCGGAAACCAAAACTATTGAGAAGGTCATTGCTGAAATCACTCGTCGTTTTGGTGAGCGCGAGGCAGATACACGCCGCCTGATGCCTTCCGAAATTATCCAGATGATTCAATCTTTGCCTCAAGCCGGTGGCGCTACGCCGGGGCAGAGAGAAGCAATGTCAGCGCCTATCGCGGGAACAACCGCACCACCTTTGCCAATGTAAGGAGTAATCATGGAACTGTTTAAACCCAAAGGCGCAATGTCGGTTCGCCGTCCTACCGATAATTCGCAAATGAATGGTCAAATCTATAACACCCCACGCTTCTCGGAAATGGGTGGCCTGTCGAATGCCGCAAAAATCGGCAAACGTAACGCCATGACCATGAGCAAGCCGGGCGATACCAAAAAAGTTTACTAATAGGACAAGGGGCTAAATCATGAGTCTGGAAAACTATTCTCCCGAGGCGAT